CGACAAAAAAGATAGGCTAAGTTCTAAAAGGATCTGCTCTACGGAAGATCCTCCATGTGGAACAATACTGTCTAGATACAATACAGAAAGCATCTGTGAGGCTTGCAAAAGAGAGCGATACATACAGAGACTTGTCGGATGGGGCTGGAGTGAGAAAAAACTAAGGGACGAGATGAAATGAAAACCTTGTCCAGACTGAAAGACGTAAGGGTGCTTGGTATCGATCCATCTTCTCACTCATTAGCTTGGGGTGTATGTAAGATAACGCTACAGGGAGATATTGAGTTCGAGTCTGCCGGTAAGATACCTCTAGTAAAGCAGGAGGGTGTATCTGCTTCGATTAGTTCCATAGTTGGAGTTTTGCCGGGAGTAATAAAAGCAACTAATCCAGACTATTTTTTTATTGAGCAGCCTGTTTATATACAAAACTTTCAAACAAGCAGGATACTTTCATATATAGTTGGTGCTTCAATCGCTATGGCGAGAGCCGTTAGAGTTCCTGTAGTTGAGGCAAGCCCTCTGGTTTGGAAGACAGGCATAGGTTACTCTAAGGTTACAAAAAAAGACATAGTTGCATGGACTATTCAGATGGGCGAAAAAGACGCAAAGAAAAAAGCAAGTTATGAAAGAAAAAATAGGGTAAGGGACCTTATGATTAAAAGATATAGCGATGAGTTTAGTGATCATGAAAAGTACGACTCAGATGTAATTGACGCTATAGGAATAGCGACTTGGGGCTGTCAGCAGAGGCTTGATGTTGTTTGATGTACTATTTTATAGGTATAATATGATAGAATTAATTTTAGGGAGTGTTCTGTAATGGCAGCAATGGAGCCGTACAAAGACAAAGCTTGGTTGTACGAGCATTATGTTAAGAAAAGAATGAAGCTTACTGACATATGTAAGTTGCTTAAGCAGTCACATAACATAGAAGTAACCCCACAGGCTCTATATAACTGGGCTAAGAAGTATGACCTACTTAGGTTCAGAGGCAAGGGTCGACAGTTGAGTGGAGTAACAAAAAGAAGACCAAAATCGCCAATGCAAGAAAAAGTGGATAGAATGAAAAGAGAACGAGCAAAGGCAATGAGGATTAGAAAGAAAAGAATGGGAAGGTAATAGTGAAAAGATTAATACACCGAGAAGATTTAGAAGTCTTTTCTGAATTAGATATGGTCTACAATAAGGTAAGAGTGTTTCAGGCAAAGCATAATGAAACAGAATTTCGATGCCAGAATTCAGGAAAGTGCTGCAAGGTTGGATTGAAGATACATTTAGCTGAGGCTGCTCATATAGCCTTCTCATTGCGTCAAGAATATTATTTAATAATGGAAGACAAAGGAGAAAAGGCTGCTGAGAAATGGATGGACTCTAAGATAGAAAAATTAATGAACAGGATGCATGATGATAGTTGGGACTCTAACGAGCAAACTACTGATAATTACTGTGCTTTTTGGGATGATGGGTGCACTATCTATGGATACAGACCACTCGTATGTCGTGCTTATGGAACCATAACTGAGGTGGATGAATTCTGCGCCAGAAAAAGAAATGACTATAACACAATTGAACATTATGCAGGAGAAGCAGTTGAGGTAACAGTCCAGGACTTCCAACGCGCCTTGAAAAAGTATGGTGAAAACCACGGAGACAATTACATTTACGATGTCGTTGTTTATATGCCACTAGGTGTCCTTAGCTTTATTCTAGACCCAGAAGAGCTTGAAGAACTCTATAATTCCACAAGAGAGAGTATGTGGCAAGGAATGCATGGATGGTTTAACTACCAATCAAGATTCACACACCTTCATGGATTTAATCAGGAATACATTCTTGAAGAAGCAAAGAAGCGCGGTTTCGAGCCGGAAGATCTTGAAGATGAGAATAAATTTATTCAAGAAAAGATTTGAATCTTAAATAATACCTGATATGATTCATAGCGGATGTTATGTTACAAACTATAAAGGAGTTTTGATGAAAGATAACGATAAAAAAACAGAGAGAGAATCAGGGCACCCCCTGTTCTTTCAGATACTTAAAGACATAGAAGATATGCACAGAGCTAAGGGTTCTGATTATGGTGAAGATGAAGATATTTTTGCAAACATCAGACAGGCTTCTGATTGGGGTATACCTTCATGGGTTGGTGCTATGATTCGTGCCGGAGATAAGGTTGCTAGATTAAAAGCCGCATCGACAGGTAGAGATTTAAGGAACGAGAGTGTTGAGGATTCATTTATGGATTTAGCCTGCTATGCGATTATAGGTTTGATCCTGTACAGAGAGGAGTACTCAGATGAGCGAAGTGGAGAGTGATTGCCCTAGGTGTAACGAAGATGGTGTAATTATATGTATTGAAGACCCACAAGGTGATTCTTTTACAACTGTCGTGCCTTGGGCAATAATAGAAGAAGTAATAGCTGAGCATGTAAAGAGTGCATTGGATGCGAATATAGAGGCTATGGTAGAGGCTGCTACTGGTGAAGAGAGTGAAGAGGATGCAGATTCTTGATGACTCACGAGAGATGATCACATTTGATGATGTCTTGATTCAGCCAAACTACTCGGAGGTGCGGTCAAGAAGTGACGTTAGTTTGTCTACTAAACTTTCTGAATGGCTGTCTTTAGACATACCCATTATTGCTTCAAACATGGATACTGTCTGTGGCGCTCAGATGGCTGGGGCTATGGATCATCTTGGTGGGATGGGAACTATTCACAGGAATAAGACTCACCCAGAAAGAATTAGAGACATCAGGGCTTTGCGAAACAACAATAGAAAGGTTGGAGTAGCCGTTGGGGTTAATGAGCTTTTTTTAGGTCCGGTCTCTAAATATCTAGAGGCTGGCGTTAGTATGGTTGTTTTGGATATTGCTCATGGAGACTCACTTCATGCTTTAAATGCTATTGAAACTATAAGAAATTTAGCTGATCGAAAAGGGTCTGCTGTATGTATTGTGGGTGGCAATGTTGCTACAGGTCGTGCAGTTTATAGAATGCATGATGCAGGTGCTAATTGTGTTAAGATCGGTATTGGACCGGGTGCTGCATGCTCAACGAGGGAAAGTACAGGCGTAGGTGTTCCTCAGTTATCTGCGATAATTGAATGCGCAGAGGCTGCTGACTCATTAGGTTTATCTTCTATTGCTGATGGCGGTATTAAGAGCGCTGGTGATGTAGCAAAAGCTTTAGCCGCTGGTGCAGATGCTGTAATGCTCGGAAGTATGCTTGCAGGCACAAGTGAAGCACCCGGAGGAATTGTTACTGTGAATGGAGAGCACTTTAAAAGCTATCGCGGAATGGCTTCTGCTGGCGCTGGTTCCTCGTATGTCGAAGGAGTAGAAGGGCATGTTCCATTTAAAGGATCTGTTAGTGGAGTTATCAATAATATAACTAATGGGCTTAGAAGTTCTTTATCGTATGTTGGCGCTTACAACTTAGATGACTTTCGTGCAAAAGCTAATTTTGTAAGAGTGTCAGGAAACGCCACTTTAGAAAACGGAACTTCCAGAATATCTTAGTTTGTGGTATAATAAAGTATAAATTTTTTTTATTTATTACGCATGTTTTTCTGTAGAAGCTGTATAATGGATCTATCAAACGAAACGGAGAAAAAATATGAGTTGGGAATTCCCTTCACCTAGCATAACCCTTCCAGATTTAAAAAATGAACTCGCCGGTGTATGTGATGATACTACACTTGAAGAGTTTGAACTTGGAAGAAGCGTGTACAATTCACGCAACAATACATTAACTTACGGAGACAGTGGCAGTAATAGCTTAACGCTTGAAAAAACAAGCTTTAGGCAACTTTGTGACTTGATCGACGTACCTGCCAAATACGCAGAAAGAATGCCAGATACTTTAACTGACTATACTGTTAACTATCTGCTTGAAAATGGCCCCAGAAGGCCATATAACGCTCTAGTAGGCGCTGATGGGAATGTTAGATCACTAATGCGACCAGATTTGCCATACGTTAGACACGATGACTTATTAGAAGCTATCGTAAATACTTTTGAAGGAGAGGCTCCTTATGTTCATAAATGGAACTCTTATGGTGGCAAACTTAGCGTTCAACTAAGGTCACCAGAACTAACATTTACTGATCCCGGTGGGTCGGTTCTGTTTGGTGGTCTACACTTCACCTATGATGACAGTTGGAAGAGTGCTCCATTATTTAAGACATTCCTAAACAGACTTGTTTGTGACAATGGTGCCTCTGTAAATGTTGAGGCTAGAAAGTTCCGTGTAGATGGATACACAACTGAAGGAGTCCTTGAACAAGCATCTGTGTTTGCTTCCCTAGCGTTGCAACAAGTAAATCAAATGGTTGATGGACTTATGGCTATGCAGAATGAAAAGATTAGAAACGCAGAAGGTGCTATTAAGAACATATGTATGCAACACAAGATACCTCAAAAAATTCAACAACTTCTGTTAAGGTACCTAACTGATGCTGGTTACTTATCAACAGTCAGCGGTTCGGCACCAGAAACTATGTATGATATTATTAATTTGTTCACATATGTAGGAACCCACGATTTCAGTATTTCACAAGAGTATCGTGATTTACTATGCGAAATTGGCGGTGGGGCTATGTTTAAACATGATCCTACATGCACAGAGTGCGGAAGCACTATATAACAAGGAGGAAAGCATGAGTAATTTATATAATTATAAAGCTAAAGTAGTAAAGGTTGTCGATGGTGATACTGTCGATGTAGTAATGGAGTTAGGGTTTGATATATCCTACTCCGCTAGGGTTAGGTTGCTGGGCATCAACACACCAGAGTCTAGAACGAGGGATTTAGTAGAAAAAGCCGCAGGGCTTGAGGCTAAGGACTTTGTTGTGCAATGGCTTGAGGATAGAGACAATATTGTAATTCTTTCCACACAATTAGATGGTAAAGGAAAATTTGGTCGTGTTTTGGGAATGATTTGCGATAAAGATACTGAGGAAGTACTTAATGAAACCTTAGTTAAAGAAGGACACGCTGTACATTACGATGGGGGCAAACGATAGTATAATGAGCGAGATCGTAGAGAGTGGAGGAAACACTCCTTCAATAGTTGATGAACTAAGAGACATTGAGGAAGCAGGCCTGCTCGATCTAAAAGGCTACAGGGTTAATGAAATAGCAACAGTAATGAACATAACCCCTAAAAAAGCTAGGTCCTTTGTTACTAACTATCGTGAGTTGTTAGACAAGAGGTCAATGGATGACCCATATTTTCTTGAGAAAGTTCAGTACAACACACTGAAGGCTCTGGAGGAGTTTGATGAGGTATCCAAAGAAGCCTGGGAGACAGTAACGATAGCCACAGATCACGGAATGATCTCAGCCAGAGTGCAGGCTTTAAAGCTTGCAGGGGAGATTGCAGCCAAAAAAGCTCAGCTTCACCATCTTCTGGGCGGTAACAATGCTGATGCTGAGTATGTTGCTAGGATGCAACGTGCTGAGACTGTCAACCAAATCTTGTCCAAAATACTTAGAGATACCGTATCGAACTATCCAGATATTGCTAACGAGGTTAGAGCCGAACTTGCTCTTGCTTTTGAGTTAATGGAAGACATGGAAGAAGCTGAGGAAATTAGACTGTCCGGCGCGACTGTGGTAGAAATCGTGGAAGAAGAAGATGCGCAGATTGTAGAAGAAGATGAATAATGTGTTGGCTGGGGAAATTATTATCGATCATATAATGTCATGGGGAAATTATATGCAACTGTATAATGTCAGTGGTCGGGGAAAAGTTTTACGATCATATAATGTCTCTAGCGATATAAAAGATTTAAAGGAGGCATTGGCTTGTGAGTGATTATTTAGGATTAAATGTAGAAATATCTGACTTCGATAAGTTATTAAGTCATGAAGAAATAGAAACAGAACCAGTACCAATTGATGTATTTGTTTCTGATAGAAAATATCTTGGTTTGCCGCCATTATCTGAAATCCAAACTGAAATTGTTAAAAATAGTACTCAAATATTTAAGAAAGATACCCTCATAAAGCTTCACGGCGAAGAAGAGGGAATCAAAATCTATGATAATTATACACAAAACGAAGTCATATGCCAACTTGGTAAAGGTTCCGGTAAAGATCATTGTGCAAGAATAACAATGGCTTATACGGTATATCTTATGCATTGTTTAAGAGACCCATTAAGTTATTATGGTAAAGCTACTGGTGTATATGTAGATTTATTAAATCTTGCCGTTAATGCACAACAAGCACAAAGAGTATTTTTTGAACCTTTTAAAAATTTATTATTAGCATCGCCTTGGTTTAATGAACAGGGATTTGAACCTAGAGTTTCTGAAATATTTTTCTTTTCAAGACCTATTAGATGTTTTTCTGGTCACTCTGAATCAGAAGGTTGGGAAGGATATGAAGTTATGACTATTATTTTAGATGAGATATCAGCCTTTAAAACCGCCGCTGAATTAAAAGGAGATGTTAGATCTAAAGGTTCTGCTGCTGCAATATATAATATGTCAAAATTATCTGTAATGTCAAGGTTTCCAGAAGTTGGTAAAACTATTCTTTTATCTTTTCCTAGATATAAAGGTGATTTTATACAACAAAGATATGATTCATGTAATGAAAAAAATGAGCCTAAAACATGGGCTATAAAAGCGGCTACTTGGGAAGTTAATCCTACAATTGAAAGAGAACAATTAGAATCAGAATATATTAGAAATCCTATTGAAGCAAGAGCAAGATTTGAATGTGAACCTCCTAATATGGAAGATGCTTTTTTTAGAGATGCAGATCTAGTTAGAAATGCTTTTAATATTGGTGAAGATCCAATTGATGATAATGGTAGTTTTAAAAATTGGTTTAATGGTTCAGATGAGTTTACAAGATTTATTCATGTCGATTTAGCTTTAAAAAGAGATAGGGCTGCATTATCGATGGTACATTGTCCAGGATTAAAAGAAATAAATACAGGTTTAGGAATAGAGAAATTACCTGTAATAAATGTTGATTTTATTCATTCGTGGACTGCTCAGCCGGGAAGTGAAATTAATTTTGCACAAGTAAGAAGTATGATTATAGATTTATGTAGAAAGTTTTCTGTTGCTGTTGTTAGTTTTGATCAATGGCAAAGCGTTGAAATGATTCAATCATTAAAAGCTATGGGTATTAATGCTGATTTCCATAGTGTTAAAAAATCCGACTATGATACATTAATGACTTCTATTTATGATAGGAGACTTAGAGGTTATTGGAATGAAATATTAGTTGAAGAAGAACTATTAAAATTAAGATTAATAGGTGGTAATAAAATTGACCACCCATCTACAGGAACTAAAGATTTAGCTGATGCATTAGCGGGCGCTGTTTTTCAATCCATTAATAATATAACTATAGATCAAGAAATAGAGATAGAGTTTGAAACTTTTAATCCTATGATATATGAAGGTGAAGAAGATAATTCTGCAGACTTTAGAGTAAAGAAAGATTTTGTAGATGAATCTTCTGAGTCAGAAATGATGATGCCTGAAGAAATCAAAAATTGGTTAGATTTAGTATAATAATAATATATTGATGGTTGGGCAAAAAATATATATTAAAATTAGATATTAATAATAATTATGTTTCATGGGCGTTTAAGAGTATTTCTTCATACTTACGTTGTCAACAAGTGTTGAACTATTGTTAAGAGTAAAAAATATTTGACATTAAAAATAGCTATCACACTAACATTAGCGCATTGTGTGTTAAGGTTCTCTTTGTCGGTTGGGAAATGCCCAACATTATTAAAGATTAAAGGTAAAAATTATTATGGTCTCCATAAATAAAATTAACGAAATGCCTATTCTTACTCGTAAAGGTAGAATGACAGAAGAAGTCATTATGGTAAGAGATGCATTAACTGAAAGTAAAAATAATAATTCTCAACCATTTGAATTAGATGGTATTGAGAGTAGTCAATATAACTCTTGGCAACAAAGAATTAGATCACAAGCTAAAAGGCTTGGAGTAAATGTTGAACTTAGGTTTAATTCAGAAGAGAGTAAATTGGCATTTCGTGCTGTAGAAAAAGATAGCACTAAGAAAGAAAATAACTTAGGTAAAAAACCTAAAAACTAAAACTTAAAGAGCACGATGGTGAAGCGCTTTGAGATTAAGAATAAAACCTAGTTGCTCTTTAACACATGGGAATAGCCCCCTGCTTCGGCAGGGGGTTATTTTTTTTATATAGTTTAAAGATATAAAAGGAAACAGATGCAAGGAATATACATAGAAACAAAAGCAAAATGCGTGGAATGTGAGAGAGTGTTTGACCTACTCGATGAAGATGAAGCAGGAGAATACTATTACGGACATGATTGTGAATAGAAAGTAATTAAATGACAAAATCTACTAATAAAAATAATATGACAAAGTTCTTTCAATCTTTAAGTGAAGAAGAGCTTCAGTCTTGGATTAAAAATATGGATACACCTTTGAATAGTTTTTTAGATGCTTACAAACACAATAGGGCAAATGCTCCACAAAATGTTTCAGAAGCCAATATGATTATTGCAAAGAGAGTATTAAAAGAAAGGAAAAAAGATGAAAAATAACTTAGTTGCAATAAGAAGATATTATTGCCTTGAAACTGAGCATGAAATAGAAGGAGAAACATTTAATGATGTTCAGAGATATATTTACGACAATAATTTAGTATTGAACGAAGATGTAAATAATGAAATAATCAACGATTTAAATTCGATGCTTGAGAATGAAGAAACGTTTGATCATAATATTTACCTTAAAGGATTAGTGAAAGCTTGAAATGACTTCAAAAAACGTGGAAACAGATGAGCAATATAATATAAGAGTATTGGACACCATTATAGGCTTTTTAAAAGAAAATGAACAGTACGGAGATGATTGGAGTTCAGAAATTAAAGTATTAAAATCTTTACAATTAACGTGTAAGGTTAATGACCATTGGTTTGGAGATGCATAAATGAATATTGTAAAAAGATATATTAATAAAAAACAATCTGTAGAATACCATGCGCAATGTTTTGTGAATTTAATGGCTTCATTAAATGAACTTGATAACTATGGTGTTGCAAGTAGTGATTACAGAACAGAGGTTGAAAGGTTAATAGAAATATATAATGACAGATTATATGTCCAATGAACAGAAAAGATTATGGAATAAGGTATTAGATATGAAAAAAGAAGATGTAGTAGAAATAATTGTAGAAGATGCTGAAAAAGGCATTTATACATGGATTGATAAAGATGATAATAGAACTACTTACGATAAAGATGGAGAAATCGTTGGCGTAAGTTTTGGTTTTATAAATAACAAGTTTAGAGAAATGGGTTTACTATGAGTCGTAAAAAAGAATATAGGGAAGTAAAAGTTTCTTCAATGAAAGAATATTTATTAATTGCTTATAATGAAGGCACTTCAGAGATTGTAGATGAATATGATTTAGAAGAAAAGGTTGAAGAAATAAGAAATTGTAACGATATGGCTGTTGCTACAGAAATACTTTATGGTGAGACAATTATAGATGATGCAGCAGTTTATTTTAAGAAATTAAATATTCAGAAAAAGAGAGCGGCAACAATAGCAAAAAATAAGGAGTTAGCTAATGGAAAAAAATCAAAAGAGATCTAATAAACAACATTATATGGTAACAGTAAGGAGAAAATTCTATATGGATCAACAAATTGCTATTAGAGTTAATTCTCTACCTGAAGTGTATGATATTGTAGAAAATGATAATCCTTTATCTAGTCAAGAAGTTATAGATGATTATGGTGATCGTTTAATTATGAATGAAAGCACACCTGAAATTATAGTTAAATACGAACTAACACCAGATGAGTATTTATCTAATACTAATTATTATGATTGGGTAAGTGTAGATAGTGATAGTTATCGTGAAGGTAATGTTTCTACTTCAGCTTACGGTAAATAAGGATAATAAAATGATGGTTCAAATATCATGGGTAATAGT